ACCAGTCGCTTCCCCCAGCGCGGCGCCCTCGCCCGCCGGGACGCGCTCGACCCCGCTCTGGCCGAGCGCGGCCTGCAGCACCGTCTGCAGGTTCCCGACCGTCACCATGCGCTCCTCGACGTCCTCGAGCGTGACGTCGGGGTAATTGCGCGAAAGGCTCGCGTGGATCAGCGCGCAGGACGCTTCGAAGATCGCGTCCTGATCTCCCGCGGCCTCGGCCGCCGCGAGCTTCTTGCCGAGCCGGCGCAGCGGGCCGATGTAGATCGCGGGCAGGAGGTACTCCCGCCCCGCGAGCTTGACCGGAACGCCGTCCTCGGGCTCCGGTGCGGTGGGCGCAACGCGCTGGATCACGACTGGCTGATCCGCATCGGGACGCCCGAGGCGTCGGCGAAGGCCTCGAAGTCGAGGTCCGAGATCATGAAGTCGTCGTTCTTCAGCGGGATCGACAGCTTCGAGCAGGTCACCCGCGGGAACTCGACCTGCAGGATCTTGCCCTGGTATGGCGCGTGGACGGTCAGCGACATCTCCGGCCCCGTGCCCATGAGGGCGTTCTGCGCCGTGAAGGTCTCGCCGCCGGTCGCCGTGGTGTAGCTGTACGAGATCAGCAGCGCCTTGCCGGTATCCGCGGCCGCGAACGTGTAGACGGCGCCCGAGATCGAGTACTGCCCGGTCGCCGGCGCGCTCGCGACGCGCGTGAGCTGCGCGCCGGTCGCGGCGTCCACCACGCCGAGGTCCTCGAGGAAGGTGCCGGTGTTCGGCGGCGCGATCGTGATCTGGAACGGCGTGGTCGGGACGGTCTGGGGCGACTGATAGACGCCCGAGCGCCGCACCGTCGACGGGTTGACGCCGAGCAGCAGGCTGCCGAGCACCTTGCCGTCGATCTGGCCGCTCTTCGCCTTCAGGGCGATCTTGCCCTTGCCGCGGCCGATCGCGACCGGGAACTGCAGCTCGCCGTAGAGCATCTTCGTCTCGAAGCTGATGTCGGCCGAGACGTCCTGCAGGACGCCGACCTGCACCGGGGTGGGATTGGCGACCGCCGCGCCCGAGCCGTCGAGCTTCGGGATCGCGGTCAGCTTGCCAGCGCCGAACACGTACTGTTGAGCCATCGTCCTTTCTCCTGCGTTGGGCTAATCCAGCGTCCGCTCGCTGGCGATGTAGATGAGGTCGTACAAAGCGACGACTGAACCGACCGGGCCGTCTTCGTTCTCGGCTCGCCAGCGTCGTCCGGTGTAATTGAGGGCGCTGATGCGGCTGCCGACCGAGGGGTCCGCCATCAGGCGCGCGTGAACCTGTTCGAAGGTCTGCTCTGCGAGCAGCACGGGGCGCTCGCCCACGACGTAGATCGCAACCTCGAGCCGAGCCCGGGCGCGAATCTGCTCGTGGCCGTTGAAGGCCGCTCCGCCGTATTCCTGTGCGTCTTCGTTCTCGAAGCGCAGCACGACACTTGGCGCCTCGCCGCGCTCGAAGGGCCTGACGCGATCGATGTACACGCCGCACTCGACAAGCGTGCCGATCGCGTTTGCGCCCTGAACGCCCTGCAGCGCCGCCTCGAGCGCAAGCAGTACCGATGCGGTGCGGGTGGCCATCAGGCGCCCTCGTTCTCAGCCAGCGCGACCACCGTGATGCCGGTGCCGTCAGGCAGCTTGTGGGAGACGACGAAGGCGGATTCGCCGACGGTGATCCGGTCGCCCGCTACCAGACCGACGACGTCGCACGAGCGCGCTGTGAGCTGCGGGCCGCGTGCGACCAGCTCAGCGTCCCCGAACGGGGAGGTCTCCGCGCGCGCGTCGAAGATCGCCCAGAAGCGGCGACTGTTGTGGGTGACGCAGACGCCACCCACCGCACGAATCATCGCGAGATGGGTGGCGTCGTCGATCAGCATGGCCGGATCAGGTGATCGCGGTGTTGCCCGGGGTGAGCTTCACCTGGCCGGTGGCGTCGCCGGAGGCAGCCGCAGCCGCGGCGATCGCGCAGCCCGTCACGTCGCCCGTCGCGGTCGTCCCGGCCATGGTGTCGAAGCTGGACGTCGAGACGTCCCAGAACAGCTTCTCGCCCTGGACCCATGCGCGGCCGGTCACCTTCGGAACGGTGAACACGCCCTCGACGGCGAGCGGGATCACCTCGCCCGAGCCGGCGGCGCCCTTCAGCGCCACGCCGACGGTGTTGAGCGCCTTGACGACCGCGCCGTTCGTGACCGCGCCGGCGGTCACGTTGTCGAGCGTATCGCCCTTCTGAACCTTGTTCGTCGACATCTTCGGATCTCCTTCGGAAGAATGGATGCCAGAAACGAGCGCGGCCCCTATTCGGGGCCGCGGCTCGCATCAGCGTTGTGGTGGCGGATCAGACGCCAGTGCTGCGGTAGCCGGCCCGCCAGTCGATGGCGGCGACACCGTAGTCGAGGCGGACCTTCATGTTCATCGCGTCGGTCATGAACTCGACCTCCTCGTCGATGAAGGGCTCCTGCACGCCGTCGAGGAACGCCACCTCGAAAGCCTCGACGTCCGCCGGGTCGGTGAACAGGTACCAGGGGGCGGCCGTGGTGAGGTACGGCGACGACACCACCTCGAGGTTGAGCTGCGCCTGGACGTAGTTGCGCTTCGCCGAGTTCTGCTGCGAGACGTCGGTGAGGCTGTTGAGGACCTCCCAGGCGACCTGCTTTCGATCCGGCGAGACCACGAGGAAGCGGGGCTGCAGAACGATGAAGTCGTTCAGGCCCTTGTCCTTCTGCTTCATCATCGCGGCTTCCGCCGCGGCGATGTTGGCGACGGTGATGGCCCCCGAGCCGAGGTTGGCGTGGCCGCCCGCGGTCGTGATCGCCGTGCTGTTGAAGAACGCACCCGTGTCCGACATGGCCGGGCCGGCGCCGGACGCAGAGGTCAGCAGCGCGTAGACGTCGGCCTCGACGGTGCGCGCCGCGGCACGGCCCATCTTCTGGGACATGCCGGTGAAGGCGTTCAGGTCGTCGTTGACGATCATCTCGCGGGAGATGCCGATGTAGCGGCCCTTGGTGGCCGCCTGGATCGTCTCTCGCTCCTCGCTCATCGTGCCCTGCTTGTACTCGCCGAGCTCCGGCTTCGTGAGCAGGCTCGAGAAGGAGCCGAGGGTGTGGCGGCTGGCCACCTTGAAGTCGGACACCGATCCGACCTTGCACCAGCGGTTCCAGGTGACCGGCGCAGCGGCATAGGCCGCCCGGAGCACCTTGCCGGCCGCGTTCGCGAGCAGCAGCGGGAAATCGCTCGACGAGTGCGTCGCGAGCACCTTCCGCGCGATGCCGTCGCGCGACAGCCCGCGGCAGCTCACGTTGATGAGACCGAGGGCGTGGGCCGCGAGGTCGGTCAGGCCCATGCCGTTGAACTCGTTGCCGGTCTCCGGCTTCTCGAGCGCAGCGCGCGCCATGATCGCCCGGACGGCGCCGTTGACGAACTTCTCCCGCGCGTCCGCCGTGATCTGCACGGTCCGGGGCGCGAGCGGCTCGGCGGCCTCGCCGAGCTTCGCCAGCAGACGCTGGCCGGCGACGGCCGCAGTGACCTGGCGGTCCTTCAGGCAGTTCTCGAGCAGATCCGGGTGCTGCGCCGCGAAGCGGCCGAAGGCGGCACGGATCTCGGTCTGGCGCTGCTCCTCAGCGCGGAACGCCGCATCGATGGCGGCCTGCACGGCTACCGGGTCGGTGGCGGGCACCGACGTCTTGTTTTCGACTGACATCGTCTTCTCCTGTGGGTTTGGGGTGCCGGTCTCCACCGACGAAACACCAGCCGTTGCCGGCTGAAACGGGTTGCAGGCGTTGAGCGCCCGCCGAAGGCTGGGAAGGTCTGCCGAGGCGACAGCCTTCAGTTGGAACGCGGCGAACGTGGCGCGCGTGTGCGCAGCGACGTCCTGCGGCGCGGTGGAGGCTTCGGCGCTGTCAGCGAGCCCGGCCTCGATCGCCTCCTCGCGCGTGAACCAGGTCTCCCCTTCCATCCAGCGCTCGACGTCTGCGCGAGGCTTCTTGGTCCGGGCCACGTAGGCGTCCACGAGGCCGACCTCGATCTTGTCGAGTGCATCCGCGGCTTCGCGCAGGTTCTCGGCGTTGCCCATGGCGAGAGTGAACGGGCTGTGCACCATGAACATGGCGCCCTCGCCCATCCGGACCTCGTCGCCCGCCATCGCGATCACGGACGCGATCGACGCCGCGAGACCGTCGACGTGCACGATCTTTCGGGCCGCGTGTTGCTTCAGAGTGTTGTAGATCGACAGGCCGTCGAAGACCTCGCCCCCGGGCGAGTTGATCCGGACTGTGATCTCGTCGAGTTCGCCCAGCGCATCGAGGTCCTTGCGGAACCGCTTCGCCGTCAGTCCCTCGCCGAACCAGTCCTGGCCGATCGACTCGTACACGAGGATCTCGGCGCGGCGGGAACCGCGCGCAATCACGTTGATCATGTTGTTTCCTCAGCGCGCGAGCTGCGCGCGTAGCTTCTTCAGGTCTTCGACGACGATGCGGTGACGGCGGTCTTCGCGATCGCGCAGGTCTGCGACGGCGCGAGAGACCCGCGCGACAGCGTCGTCGCTCGCCTGGCGCGCCGGCGCGTCGTCCTGCTCCGGCGGCTCCTCAGCCGGGACGGAGCCGTCCGGCTCGACCGGCCCGAACCCGAGACGCTCGTCCTCGCCGTGGTCCCTGGCGATCTCCCGATTGATCTCGTCGGGGTTATCGCCGCGCTGCCGGATGACACGGGACCGGGAGGTGAAGCGGTTCTGGACCGCCGAGATGGCCGCCTGAACCTCTTTCTGCGGGTCGATCCACGGCATCGGCGGCAGCGCGTGCGTGCAGTTGTACAGCGTCTCGCGGTCGACGTTCTGCGGCAGCGTGACCGCGCCGGAGAGCGTCGCCGCGTCGATGAAGCCGTCCCAGGTGGGCTGGCAGAGCCGCGCCACGGCAGCCTGCGAGACGGCGCGGTAGATCACGAACTGCTCGACGAGTTCCTGGCGCTGGCTCGAGTAGGAGCCCTCGTAGTTCTTCGAGATGCTCGAGAAGCCCGCGCCCACGCCCGCCGCGGCGGCGCGGAGCTGCGCGTCACGGAACGGGATCAGCGCATTGTTCGGGCGCTTCGTGTCGATCGTCCCGACGTCCTCGCCGGGCAGCAGATCGTCGAAGATCATGCCCGGCACGAACTCCATGCTCCGCAGGTTCGGCTTGCCGTCGGTGCCGACACCGACCTCCGGGTTGTACAGGTCGGGCGTGCCCTTCTTGATGTACGCGGCCATCGCCGCCGCCACACGCGCCGCGATGCGCTCGGACTCGTCGATCTCCTTGATGTCGTCGAGCCGGTTCATCACCGGCGCGAACAGCGACACACCTCGCAGCTGGTGCAGCCGCCGCGCGAGTTTCAGGTGCAGCACGCGATCGGCCGGCACCCGCTTCAGGTCCCGGCCGAGGCTCGGCGAGCGCGCCGCACCGGAGGTCAGGTACGTGTCGCCAGGGTGCTGCTTGTACATCCAGTACGCGCGGGCCTGGCCCCAGGCGTTGACCTCGACACCCTGGATGATCGAGCGGTTCTCGTCGCGGTAGTCGAGCGGGCAGAGGTCCGCCTCGAGCGCCTCGATCGAGAACGGCACGATCGTTCCGTGGTCCAGGCCAGCCGTGGGCCCGATGATCAGCTGTCCGAACGTCTCGCCGTCGCGCAGCCACGAGCGGATCATCATCCGCTGCAGGGTGTAGTAGTCGAAGCTGCGCGTAACCTCGGGCAAGGCGATCCAGTCGTTCCACAGCGACAGCAGGCGGCGATTCAGCTCCTCGGCCGGCTCGCCGCTGGTCAGCAGGATCTGCGGCTCGGGCGCGATGCCCGCACCGACGACGTTCGCGACGATCGTGTCGAGAATGCCTGCCGCGATGTCGAAGTTCTGGTCGAGGTGCCGCGCCATCGTGCGCAGCTCCTCGGCGCTGCGCTCGTTCTGCGCGTTCGCGCTGCGCCGGTCGCGGCGATCCTTGCGCAGCCGCCCCTTCTCGACGGCCTCGTAGCTGTCGAACACGCGAAGCGCCATGCGGGCGCGCGCTCGCGCGAGACCCCACTGCGGCGCGATGCCCGCGATCGCGCGCTCGAAGAGATTCACCGCGACCCTCGGAAGTCGGCCGCCGCGTAGCCGTGCCGGCTGGCGCCGCTCTGCACCCGCTTCGCCTGCGCGAGCACCCGCGTCCAGTACGTGAGGGCCTCGGTCAGGTCCTTCAGGCTGCGATAGGTGACGGTGCGCCCGGCGATCGACACCGACAGCATCCCGCCCTGCTGAGCCGCGAGCAGCGCGTCGACCTGCGCCTGAGCTTGTGCAACGGTGATCATCGTTTGAACCATCCTCTGTTCGCGCCGACCCACCTGTCGTGCGTCGGCCTCTGCGGCTTCTCGTCGACCGGGGCGGCCACCGGCGCCGCGGCAGCCTCGGCGGGCGGCGCGGCCGCGGGCGCCACGTATCGATGCAACCCCAGCGAATGCGCGACAGCCACGTTGATCGCCTCGCAGTCGAGGTAGTGGTTGTCCTTTCGCAGGCGAACCCACGAAACCTTCCCCGACGGCTTGACGACTCGCGCTTCCGCAGTGACCTGCTGGCAATAGTCGTCGGAGACATCCGACGGGACATGCCAGGCGCCGGGCTGATCCGCCGGCCATTGGAGCCGTGCGTGTACCCACTGCTTGAAATAGTCGCTGTCTAGGTGCCAGAGCTGCAGGCCGGCTTTGAACGTCTTGCCGCGCAGCGTCACGTCGATCATGGAGGGCGCGAGCGGCTTGCTCAGGCTCTCGTGGCCTTTCGTCGCGATCGCCTTCGCCTGGTGGAGGCGGCAGAAGGCGTACACCATGTTCGTCGGGCGCTTCCACTTGTCGCCCGGTCGGTATCCCGAGTCGACGCCCATCCGCCGGATAGCGTGCGAGCCGAAGCGCCGCTGCAGCAGGCCGGCGAGATCGTCCCAGACCTCCTCCCGTTCGGTCTCCCCGTGGATCTCGCCATGCTCGAGCAGCCAGGACTCGCTGCGCGCACCCCAACCGCGCACCACGTACAGGAGGCGCAGCTTCTGGACGTCGACGCCGCAGGTTATGACGCGAACTCCCGCTGGCACCTCGCCCGTCGAGTAGCCGCCAGCCAGAGCGCGTACCGACTCCCACGGCGGAGCGTCGGCACCGATCCGGTACAGCTCGCCGAACGCGGTGTTGATCGTCGACCGGATGCGGTCCGGATCACCGCTGCGCGTCGCCCGAAGCCAGGCCGCCGCACGCTGTCCCCATGACACCCAGGGCGACATCAGCCCCGACGCCCAGAAGGAGAACGTCTCCGCCTCTGGCGGGTCGCCGCAGACGACGCCTGCCTCGACCCATTGCCCGGGCGCCAGCGCCTGGCCGCGCGCGTTCATGTCGCTTCGGTGCCGATCCTCGATCAGCGCGCCGCAGTTGGGGCAGGACAGCCGAGCTTCCTTCAGCGCCCGCTGCGGCGTGCAGCCCTCCGGCCAGGTCAGCAGCTTGAACCGCGGCACGAAGTAGTCGCTGCATTCCGGGCACGGGACGGCCCATTCGTGCCGCGTGCCTTCCTGCCACGTCCGCCATATCGCGCTGACGACGTCGTCGGTCTGCGCAACCTCCCAGTGCTCGACGCCGGTGGTCGGGTGCTTGCCGCTGCTCACACTGCCCTCGGTCGGCGTCGAGGTGACGATCAGCCGGCCGTCCGGGTACGTCGCGATGCGCGCCTCGGCGAGGGTCATCGGGTCGCCCTCGCCCGGAATCGAGGTCATGCGGTCGAGCTCGTCGACCAGGACCGTATGCGCCGGCTGCGACGCCATCTCGGTCGGCGAACCTGCCCAAGCGAGGCGGAGCGTGACGCCGGCCACCCGCTTCACGAGCTTCTGCGCCAGCCGCCCCTTCACTGTCTTCGCCCACAGCGACGGCGCGGACCGCAATAGGTGCGTGATCTGCGGCTCGATCACGCCGTCGATGTTCGACTTCGTCGGTCCGACGTAGAGGATCGGGGCCGGATCGTCGTCGAGCTTGTGGCCGATCTCGTTGAGCAGGCTCGCGGTCTTCCCCATCTGCGAGCCCATCATCACGACGACACGCTGGTACCGCCGCGCCGCCTCCGACACGCAGCGCATGTACGGCGTCCGGCTACTTCGAAACGGCCCCGGCTCCGCGCTTCCTGGCGGAAGCACGCGGCTTGCGTCGGCCCACTCCCGGCTCGTGCGGTTCGGGGGCGGCGTCAGGATCCGCCCCATCATCCGGATCGGACCCGAGAGCGTCCGCGAGCTCTGCCGTCGCGTCAGCAAACGCCCGCCGGACGGCTCGGAGTTCCTCGAGGAGTCGCCCGCGGATGGTCGCGGCATCGTTGAGTCCAGCAAGCTCACCGGCTAGACGCCCTGGCAGTGCGTCATGGCGCGCCGCGAGGTCGGCCGCGAGTCGCGACAGGCACTCGGCCACCTGGTCCGCATAGATCAGCTCTCCGCGGCGCCGCGCGTTCTCCAGCGCGAGTTTGTTCGCCTGCTCGCTGGCGAGCCGCTGCCGCTCGGATCCCGCCGTTTCCTTGTTGGCGACTACCCATGGAAGGGCCGCGGCCAGGCTGATGCGAACCGTCTGCCCCTGGCGCCCCGAGCGCTTCGCGGGCATCCCGGCGTTCATCCAGTTCGTCACCGTCTGCGCCGAAACCTTGCAGAGCGCGGCGAACTCTCGGCCCGACACCGTGGGAAGCGTAGCCATCCAGAATCAAGCGACTTTTCGGGTCATGGATCCGCGAATGTCGGGGCGCCAGTCACCCGCGTGTGCCCCCCGTGGAGGGACCCGTGCCGCCGTGGGTCGCGCCTGCCCGAGCTGCACAGCCGGCCTAGCCACGCTGCGCACCACCGCTTGCAGAGCTGCCCACTGTTGACCCCTAGACGCCCTCACCTCGCCGTCCTCATCGCCTCATCGAACGCAGCCTTGAAGTGCACAGGAAAGCGAGCACGCAGGGTCTCGTCGACGATCTCGTAGAACGGCAGCCGCTTCTGGTATCGCACCGACTTCACGAAGATGAACACGGGACGCACTGCGCTGCCCGAGGCGAACTGTCTCCGCTCCCAGATACCGAGCGGTGCGGTGGGCTTCGGCTGGCCCACGAAGAATCCGATGCCCGCCTTGTCGAGCTTCTTCCGCCCGCGGCTGGTGCGGGTCATGTTCGCCTTGTACCCCTGCTCCCCGAAGGCCTGCAGGTACGCCAGCACCTGCACGACGAAGTTGCCGGGCACGTTGCCGTAGGCATCTCGAGGCGCGTACTTCGTGGGCACTGCGTACATGCCCGAGGGGAGCAGGTTCCTCGCCTGCAGGGCCTTCTCGAACTTCAGGAAGCGACGCTCTCCACCTACCACCTCAGCGAGCAGCACGCGATCGACAGCCACGCCCTTGCCTGGGAAGTCCTCGAGGTAGATGCGTCCTCGGAGATCCCGCTTCGAGGAGTACTGCGTGCGCACGCCTCGCAGGATGAATGGCCGCGGCGTCTCGAAGACCCGCTGCATCGTGCTGACCACCTGGGCCTTGGCGTCGTTCAGGGATCGGTTGATCGCCATACTGGTGGCGAACGGCAGCTGCTTCGACTTGAGATTCTCGACGCCCTGAAGAAACGCTCGCAGGTCAGGTCGGAACGTGACCTGCATCAGCGCCTCCAGTTCACGCGCGGGCCGGCCGCGCGCAGCGGTCGCCCAGTCGCCACGACCACGCCCGCGCCCCCGCCACCAGGCGAAGGCGCGGGCGGGGTCAGCGTGTAGTACTGCAGCGCGAAGCTCGGCTGGTACGACTCGTCGTCCGGATCCCATGCCCGAGCGAGCCACGGCTGCTCCGCGTTGCCCGGCGTCCAGAGGTGGGTGCCGTCCGCATTGACCAGCAGGCCTGCCGGCACCGCCACCTGGCCGACGCCGCAGTACCAGACCATGACGCCCGCGGCGAGGTTCGGGAGAGCGACCAGGCCGTACTCGGGCACGGGGTTCACGCTCGTCAGCCAGACATACGCATGGCCGGTCGGCGGGAGGAACGTGACCGCGCGCTCCATGGTCGTGCCGCCGTTCGTCGTCACGCGCACCACGGTGCCCGGCTTCCCGAACGGGATGTTGCCGAGCGCCATCGCCACGGTGATCGAACCGTCTGCCCAGGCGGAGTCAGGCAGCGTGACCGAGCGGGTGCCGTACCGCAGCGTGACGCTGCCGGCGCCCTTGCTCGCTCCGAAGCCACTGCCGAGGATCACGACCCCGGTCTGGTTGCTGCGGACCGTGTCGGTGCCGCCGACACTCGTGATGGGCACGTCAGCCGCCTCGGATCACGATCGAAGCGCCCCAGGACTCCGGCGCCACGGACGGGAAGGTCGCAACGCGCGTCCCCGTAGCGCTCAGGTTCGTGCGCACCTCATCCGCCAGCGCCGCGAACGTCCAGTTGTTGTTGTCGTGCACCTCGCCCCGCTTGCTCATGCTGCCAGGCACCGTGAGGTTCTCGGTCGAGACGTTCGTGTTCCCGTCGCTGCCGAGGAACATTGAGACCAGGCGGCACGGCTGCTGCGCCGGCGTGAGGCCCGGCGCCGTGACGCTGCTCGAGCTCGATGTGTTGCGCTGCTTCGCGAACTTCAGCGCGCGAATCTCGTAGGAGAGCCCCGAGCCGATGGTCAGACCGATGTCGCTGCGCAGGCTGAGCTGCGTCTCGGTGTTCGACGCGATCATCGCGTACCGGCCCGACGCGGGCAGGTACAGCAGATGGTTCGCCCATTGGTTCGGCGTCCACGTCGCGCCGCTGTTCTGCAGCGTCGTGCTCGAGCCGCCGGTGGAGGTCCCTGACGACGCAACCGTGTGATCGATCTTGTTGATCCCGGTGGCGTTCGACTTGTAGACCGCGGCCTGCCCGGTGATGCGGTACGAGGCCTGCGAGTTGTCCGCCGTGAAGGTCGGGTCTACATCGCCCGCCTCCCAGATGTGGAACCACCACCAGGCCTTCGACCAGTCCCCCGCGTCCGACTCATCGGACTCGAGCAGGTGGTAGCCGCCGGGCGCGAGCATCGCCGGGAAGCCCCCGGGCGCCTCGCCGTTCATGTGCACGGCGTGCACCAGCACGACGTCGCCTGCATCGACACCTGCCAGGTCGGGCGTCCAATTCTTCGCGCCGGCACTGGTGCCCGAGAGGTTGGTCGAGCTCTGCGCGAGCTGGTCGAAGGTGGGCGCTGCCGCGCCGCCTCCGCCTGCGCCAGTGGTGGCGGTCTTCACGTCGGACCAGGCAGACCAGGCGCCGTCGTCGGTCTGGTACCGGCCGTCGTACTGGTAGGCCGTGGCGTTCGCGAGCCCAGTCTCGGTGTACGTCAGGTCGTTCGGCTTCGAGAGCGAGATCGCGCCCGCATCCACCTTGCCGGTGTGCAGCGGCCGCGTGCGCCCGTAGAAGTCGACGGTGACGCCGATCGCATCCACCGCGTTGACGGCTGGCGATACGACCGAGCTGCTGCGGTACGGCGCCGCCTTCGCGAGGTTGAACGTCGGGACGCTCGGCCAGTCGACACCGGTGACGGAGTAGTTCTTGTCGTCGAGCACCGTCGAGCCGCCGTCGATGATGTTGCTGGCGGCCGCGAGATCGCTCGGCGGGGAATGCGAGAACACGTTGCCCTGCACGACCTTCCCTGCGCCCAGCGCATTCCAGGTCGTTGCGACATCCGAAGCATCGGAGACCGCGACGCAGTTGTTGCGTACGCGGAAGCCGGTGGTCAGGTTCGCCGCGGTGCACTCGTTGAAGAGCGCCGAATAGATCGACGCGAAGGCGCCCTTCGGCGCCATGATCGTGTTGTGGTCGATCTCGCAGTCGACGTATCGACTGTCGTCGGAGTACCGGATGATCTTGAAGAGCTGGGTCAGGCCGTTGACGATGTTGTTCCGGATCTTCACCCGCGCGACGCCGGAGTAGACCCCGTCGAACACCGCCGTGGGGTTCCCGAAGGCCCCGAGCTCGCTGCCGATGACGATGCCGAACTGCGGGAAGCCGGTGGCGTTGCTTCGGCCGTACCAGAAGCGATCGTCGTCCGTGCCATACACCAGGTTCTGCTCGATCAGGCCGTCCTGGCCGACGGTCATGTAGATGTGCGGCGCGAAGCAGTTCCAGATCCGGTTGCGCCTGATCGTGAAGCCCTTGGCGCCCGAGCCCTGCGGCGTCGGGTATCCGCCCTCCATCACGTTGATGTGGGCGCCGATGTGGATGCCTTCGCCGATCGCGTCGTGCACGTCGTTCTCGACGAACGTGCCGTTGCGGCCCGCGATGTTGATCAGGCTGCCGTACTCGAACGGCGGGTTGCCGGCGGACTGGTCCCAGTAGGTGCTGAAGCGGTACTCGGAGAAGTCGTTGCCCGCGACCTTGTAGTCCTGCGCCATCCAGGTCGTGAGTGCCGTGCCCTTCTGGTTTCGGACGCGGCAGCGATAGACCTCGATCCCGACGTACCAGGTGGAGAGCCCGCCGCTCGGGATGTACGAGCCGTTGTTGTCGCAGTTGCCGATCCCGAGCCCGTTGACCTTCGAGTTCAGGATGTGGAAGCCGTCGATCGTGACGTAGCTCGCCTGGACGGCGAGCAGGTGCGCGCTGCCGCGCGCGCCGGACCAGCCGGGCGGATTCACCGTCTCCTGGCCGTCGAACACCGGCGGGTTGTCGTAGTCGAACGCCCGCCAGTAGATGCGCGCGCCCGCGGTGCCCGGCGTGTCGATCAGGCCGCGGGAGTTGAAGGTCCCGTGCACCACGATCACGTCGCCGGGGACCGCTGCCGCGTCCGCGGCCTCCACGGTGGTGTAGGCGGTGTGCCCGTCGAGCGTGCCCGAGGGGTGCACCCACTTGGTCGGCGCGCGGGTGTCGCGTGCGGGAATCTCGCTCGCACCCACCGGCTCCGCGAGCGCGAGGGTCGTCCACACCGCCGCGATCAGCCGGCGCACCTCCCAGGCCACGATGGTCCGGGCGACCGGCGGGGAGGCGCTGAGGTTGATCCCCATCGACGTCGCGCCAGGCGTCAGCGAGAGCACCGGCGCGCCGCCGAGGACCGGCGCCGGCGGGTAGGACGCCCGCGTGCCCTCGCCCCAGTCCTGCAGGGAGTGC